ATGAGTTTGTCTAAGTCAGCCTGCGACAGTTTAACATTCTTTTTATTTTGCTCAATTTCTCTCTTCTGAATGGTTTGAGTTTCTTTGATGATGGAAACAACACGTTTGTGCATGTGGTTGACTCTTACAATGACGTCGTTTGCTGAAGTTGAGAATGAATTGGGGCTAGGAACAACTGGCTTCTCACTTGACTGCTCACCACTTGACTGCTCACTGGGCTGGTCACTGGGCTGGTCACTGGGCTGGTCACTTGGCTGCTCACTTGGCTGGTCACTTGGCTGGTCACTGGGCTGGTCACTGGGCTGGTCACTTGGCTGCTCACTTGGCTGCTCACTGGGCTGGTCACTTGGCTGCTCACTGGGCTGCTCACTTGGCTGCTCACTTGGCTGCTCACTGGGCTGCTCACTGGGCTGGTCACTTGGCTGGTCACTTGGCTGCTCACTTGGCTGGTCACTTGGCTGGTCACTTGGCTGCTCACTGGGCTGGTCACTTGGCTGGTCACTTGGCTGCTCACTGGGCTGGTCACTTGGCTGGTCACTTGGCTGTTCTTCGACGGGCTTGATAATGAGAGGCTTAGTTGTAGGTTTAACTACAGGTTTGACAAATGACTTGATTGATGACTTGATTGTCGACTTAGTTGATGACTTGACTGCTGCCGACTTAATTGCCGACTTGACTGCAGACTTGATTGATGACTTAGTGGGCGAACCACTAGAACTGGTTGTTGAACTCTTTGCATTTGATTTTTTAGAACCCAATACATCACCACAAACTTTATTTTCAATAGTAATAAATGTCAGCTTTATCGCAGTCTTTGCAATTTTGCAATTTGTACCGTTGCAATTTGCATTCTTGACACATGACAAAATTTCTTTATTGCATTGTTTGCCTCTAGTGTTTGGAGAACCACAGCACTGATCATGTGCTTTGCAGCATGCATCAAGGGTGTCTTTGGGTTGAATGCCCCATTTGCAATTTGGTCCTTCTGCACCTTTAAACTTTTGACCACCACAATAATTGGGTCCACAATAGTTGCCATAAATTTTCAAACCGTTAAATTTGGGGAGTTTTTCTTTTACCTTGGAAATTGTTTTCTTAACCGCATCTTTCACCTTGGGAGCAACCTTCTTTTCAAGCTTCTTTACAACATCCTTCACCTTGGGAGCAACCTTCTTTTCAAGCTTCTTTACAACATCCTTCACCTTAGGAGCAAGCTTCTTTTCAAGCTTCTTTACAACATCCTTCACCTTAGGAGCAAGCTTCTTTTCAAGCTTCTTTACAACATCCTTCACCTTAGGAGCAACCTTCTTTTCAAGCTTCTTTACAACATCCTTCACCTTAGGAGCAACCTTCTTTTCAAGCTTCTTTACAACATCCTTCACCTTAGGAGCAAGCTTCTTTTCAAGCTTCTTTACAACATCCTTCACCTTAGGAGCAACCTTCTTTTCAAGCTTCTTTACAACATCTTTCAATTTGGGGGCAACTTTCTTGACCACATCTTTCAATTTGGGAGCAACTTTCTTGACCACATCTTTCACTTTGGGAGCAAGTTTCTTTGCAATGTCCTTCACTTTGGGGGAAAGTTTATTTGCAACTGAACCAATTTTTGGAGCAATGCTAGTAACAACTGAGATTGTGGGGCCCACAACAGGAATAGCTTTCAAAGCATGCACCAGCACAGGAGAAGCAACTTTGCCAACTTTAACTGCAACTTTGCCAACTTTAACTGCAACTTTAGCAACCTTTTTGACAACGGACCCGAGTTTCTTCAATCCTTTCCTCTTTTTTTTTGGTTGTTGTATCACAAGCACAGGTTTAGGCATGGGTGCAGGTTTTGGAGGAGGAGGAGCAGCCCTGGGTGCGGGTTTTGGAGGAGCAGGAGCAGGCCTGGGTGCAGGTTTTGGAGGAGGAGGAGCAGCCCTGGGTGCAGGTACAGGCCTGGGAGCAGGAGCAGGCCTGGGTGCGGGTTTTGGAGGAGGAGGAGCAGCCCTGGGTGCGGGTTTTGGAGAACTAACTATTTTGCTCACCACACTTCTAAACCCTTTTCTGAAATATTCATTTCCATGGTCATCATCATCACCAAGACCATAGTTGTCAAAATCATTTTCACCATTATCATTTGTGCTTTCCGAAGCAGTCAAATCTTGTGAAGAAGCAAATGTGAAGTCATCGAGAGGAATGCCCACTGCCATGGACAGTGTGCAAACTAACAGTAAACATGGGATTGGATTCATATTATGTATTATAATGATATAAAAAGTTTATATTGTTTTTTTCCTTAATCCCTATATATTTCAAAAAAATGTATATTTTCGCACACGATCGAGTTTCGTTATACACAAACACGCTAACCACGCGAGGCGGCTGATCAATATCAATATCAACCACGTACTCCATATACGGTACGTCGCATGTATTGTATTGTTAATATTGTTATCATGTATTATTGTAAAATATATATTTTGCTTTTAAACGTTTTCGAGTAAATTGATAATTTACAAAAATAAAAAAAAATAATATATATTACCGTAATATATATTCTACATTTAAAGTACGTACTATAATAATAAGATGCCGCTTGTTGCCACCTTATGTCCGCCGGCCCTATTATATCTAGGGTTTTCAATTATTCAAATCATTATTGATTTATTTAGAAGTGATCACGTAACTGCATTTTTCAAATTTTTAATTACAATTGTATTTTTATTCATTCTTCAGAATTTATGTGACACGGGACTCAGTCTTATTTCCTGGTTTATCGTATTCGTTCCGTTCATTATGATGACCTACGTATCATCGATCGTATTTTACTTGTTCGGAATGAAACCTAGTCCATCGGAAGCAGGCCAAGTAACGAAAGGAAAAAAAGAAGTCGATCCCAACTATTTCAACAAGGCAAATTCAAAACCGGGATATCCAACTAACCCGATAAGCGGGTTGACCAACGAAAATGAGAAACTCAACCTTAAAATCTAAATTATGAAAGCATTGCCTTATTAATATCCGGTTTTCCACCTGGGGTTTTTCTACTGCCCATGTTTCTCACATTTTTAGAAAGCTGAATTAAATCCTTGTCCACTTTTCTTACGGCTTCGTCACTTTGCTCGTACCGGCTATTTAATTTATTGAAGTCGTTGAGTGCGGCGTTTATTTTATCATACTCGCTACAATCGTCTCCGCACGCGCTGGTTTTAAGTTGAGATTTTGGATTAGCAGTCGTATTGACTCCAGACGGTATCGCAGAAGATGCCGGTGGCGGTTTTGCGTTTGACGAATTGGGTGCACTTGGTACAAGAGAAGATGATGACATACCTTCTTGTACATTTTGCTTATTCGATTTCGAGAGAATATGGAATGCAACTAGTCCAGTAAATAGCATCGCAACTCCGTAAATAAGTGTAGTAGTGGTATTAGTGAACATCAATTAGTAACTATAATTATACTAATGGTAGTTATTAATAATTTAATAATTTAATAATTTAATAATTTCGAAATTGTTTTATTTTTCATTCCGATTGATTATTCTGCATCTCTTTGAGAGATTCGTTCAGATCGGAAATAGATTTTGCATGTGACTGTGACGCTTGAGTATTAGCATTAATTTTTAATTCCAACCCCTGAACCGTTTTCAATGAATCTGATAATTTTTTCTGAATTTCTTTTACCGATGTACAATCTTCTGGGCATTTTATGGGAGGCGTTGCTTTATTTTCAGCTCCTTCAAGGATGGTAGTATATCCACAACCATTCACAATCCAATTTATAATCAAGAATAAAAAAAACCCAAAAATCAGATATAAAAGAATTCGCTGCATAAATATTTAGTGCTTGTAATTTATTATTAATTTATTATAATTATAACTATATAATTATTATACCACTATAAAATAAAACTTATTTGTTTCTAACTAACTAAAAAAATGTCTCGACCCACCAATTTTAATGTATCAAATACGCTTACTACTACGAAAATGAACCCGGTTGTTTCAAAGACCGGAAATGTGTATAGCGTTTACCCGTCGCACACGTCACCGTATGCAGATAATCGTTTCATTACAAACCCTGAAGAATACAGTTCATCTGGTCGTGGGCGACCGGTGCCGATTAAACACTGGCGCCGACAACTCATTCGCGTGACCACACCTACAAGCGGACCCTCAATTCCAGGCGGCTCGACGCGAGGGAAGATCACACTTCGCATACTGGACGCGCCAGGTGGAACCGTATTACGCACCAACAATGGAACCTGTGCATGCGACACGGGTGTAAATGGAAGCATAAACAATTCGTTTATTATGACAGACTCGGCAGTTACCCTGTCTCCAGGCGAGGGGTCAAATGTCACTACCATATACAATCCAGGATATGTCGAATACGGTGACAAGAAAATTTATACGGGAGTGTACAACACGCGCCGCATCGGACCGTGTCCTCAACTGCGGCCGGTGCGCACGGGATCAACCCTTCTGAGCAAAGCGTATTATTCGGATACTCGCGCATTACTACATGCCCGCGGCCGCACATTTGATCAAAACGCGAGGGCTCGCACGGAAATGTGCGTTCGACCCGAATACCAAAACACTGCGGGTGCCGCATGTTTTGTCACGCCGATTGTGAATCCTAATAACACGCCGTTCAAAACACAAGGCGCGGTATCTTCCGGACTCCGTCTTGAGCGATTGAAACAAACGACAATTACGAAAAACGGAAACTCGTTTTTGTCCGCGTACGGAATGGCCGCCGCAAATGCCGGAAAGTACCACGGAAGCAATTTTACGCCCTACTTTATCAAAAATAAAATGCAAACCCCGATATGCAGCACGGCAGGTATGCGGATCCGCGAACATGCGCGCGTATGCCCCACTTAAAAATTTTCTTTCGAGTAGCCGATTACAGCGCAAGCAATTCTTTTTCCAGCGTTTCCGGTTTTCATATTATTAGTTAATTAGTTAATCATCCATCTACCACATTTAAGTTATTTTATTTTATCATATTGAAAAGTTCGAAATAATAAAATAAATAATAATATTATAGTACTTATAAAGAATGTCGGTTTTAAAAAACGAAGAAGACCGGGTTCTAGTTGATCAAACGCCGCAAGAGGCGTATAACGACATTATCAAATATACCAACGCCCAACGGCGCGGTATTTGCGGATCGGGAGTGGTAACAAAAAAACTAATAAATCCATCCAATGATTTTTTCAGTTATGTGAATCAAACTTGGATACGGTCAAAAAAATTGTCTCAGTCCCAAAAATACATTATACAAATAGATAACTTTCGATTGGCGCAAGATGCGGTATATAACCAACTCATTGACATTGTAAACGATTCGTCTACGCCCGCTCCCGTAAAGGATTTATACGCATCGTTGAAAACGCACATGAGCTCGTCGACCGTATTACACCACATTCACAATTATATTCATTTTTTAGACAAATGCATTGCAGAAGACAATCTTTGGAAACTTCTGGCGTACTTGAACACGAACGAAATGACGCGATACGCTTGTCCGGTTTCATGGGACGTTTCCCCAGATGAAAAAAATAGTAAAATGTTTATCACGCATATTACGTACCCAGAATTATCGCTTTATGACTATCGGTACTACCTTCAAGACAATCACGATAATGATAAATCTGATAAATCTCATAGTGGTAGCAAGCACACTCGAATGAATAAGAATAAAAAGTTATACCGACACCGGCGTAAACAGAACAAAACCCGACGAAATAAGAATATCGATTATAAACGAAACGTCTTGACAAAATTTGTAGCCTATGTTGACCGAATATTCAATGCATTAGGGCTTGGTTCTGAATTGAACGGAACTGACGTTTTGCAAATTGAAAAATCAATTATTCGAAATATGGCGTGTTATATTGAACCCGAACCCGAACCCAAAAAAGGTAAAAAGAATGATAAAAATAAGGATAAAAAGCCTACAAGTAAAAAATATAAATCAAGCCCAATTGACGACGACGGTACTACCGAATATGAAAAAATCAGCGCCGGAAAATTAAAAAGTATAACACGTCTGGATTGGAACGAAGTTGCGCGGAATATGGGATACGCGTCTGATTGGCATAATCATAACCATAATGTGGTTTGTTCATCTATCGGATACTTGAAATGTACAATGCGGTCGCTTCTTAAATCAAGATCCAAATCCAACCCAGCTACTAGTAAAACAGATAAGGATACCGATACGGATACGGATACGGATACGGATACGGATACCGACGATGATACTGACACCGTTACGAAACCCAAGCGAGATAAACGAGGATGGAAATCTTTAAAGTGGCGTAGTTATTGGATATACATTTATGCACGACACATTATACAATACCATAAAGAGTGGTCGGATATTTATTATAACTTCTGTATGAAATTTTTGACAGGGCAGTCAGCGCCGTTACCTGAACGCATTGTTGCACTGTACGGTACAACGTACGCGTACGACGCATTTTTTGCACACGCGTATAAGCGACGACACTTTGATGCAGAAAAGATCAAGTATGCGGAAGAAGTGGCACGTGATATACTGCGATCGGCAAAAGAAATGGTTCGTGCAAACACGTGGGTTAGCGAGTCTACGCGCGACGAAGCATTGCGTAAATTGGATACACTGAAAATAAGAATAGGCATTCCTGAAACGTTTGGGGCAGACATTTCTCCGTCGATTTCTGCACGATTTAAAAAACAAGATGCGTGGGAAAACTTAATGGACATTTTTAAATGGAAGACACAATGTATGATTCGAAATGACGGGCGAGCTGAATATGATATGCCACAAATTGACTGGAATCAAATGAAGTTTGTTGGTTCCCAGGCGTATGTTGCAAACGCATACTATACTGAAACGCGGAATTCGGTATACATTCCACTCGGCTATTTTCAAACCGGGTTCGTGGATCTAAGTCACGGTCCCGAATACAATTTGGCGCGTATCGGATACACACTAGGTCACGAAATTGGACACTGCTTGCACGTGTATGGTCGCATGTTTGACCATACCGGAAATATGCGCTCGTGGTGGACTCGACGGGATGCTGCAATCTATAACCGAAAACTGGCAAATATAGAGAGACAGTATGAAATGGCGGCGCGAAGGGATGGGCTAGAATTCGACGCCAAGTTATCGCTAAGCGAAGATTTGGCGGACATTACGGGATTGAAGTTATGCGAAATGGCGCTGAATGAACGACACCAGCGCGATAAAATGCTGGTTCCGCTGCGAATTGTGTCATTCGAGAAATTTTATACGGAGTTTGCGAATCAGAACCGGCAAAAAATATATCGACGGTCTATTTTCGCACAGCTTAAATCCAATCCACATCCGCTCGATAAATATCGAACCAATATCCCGTTATCTCGGATGGCGCTTTTCAATAAATTATACAACATAAAACCAGGCGATCACATGCACTGGCAGACAGAGGATACCGTATGGTAAAAAGTAAATAACTTGACTGTGTATTTATTTACTTTATTTAGATTTATAGATTTACTTTATTTGAAGTTTATTGGTGTGGTATATACTTCCCACTTTGGTAACGAGTTGCAGCTCGCACGGTCTAAGCATCCAGCGTATCCCGGAACCGTCTTGTGCGTCTAATATGCGCAGCAATAATTCCGTAAATACCACCAAACTTTGAATAGGTGCTTTTATTATTCCTTTCGCTTTTTTAGCCATTTCATCTTGGTCTCCTTGATCTGGCATTGCTGCTGCTGCTGCTCGGCCTTCATCGCTCACTTTTACGAAATCTTCCAAATTACAGTTTTTTGTAGCAAGGATGCTTTTCAAAAACTCAACAATTTCGGGCTTTTTGGTAGGAACTTGGCCGTGAATCACACTTTTTTGAATTTTCATATCGATTAAAATAAACTCGTGCGCGGATTTTGAGGATGACCATCGTGTACATCCTACCTTGTATGGAATGTTATTATGAATAACGTCTTTGTCTTTCCCGATCGACTGAACTAGCGGCTTGTTGCGCGTGGCAACGAACCAGTCTAGCACACACTTGCTAAGAATAGTTCGATCCTTATCGCCAAAACTGGACGACTTTTTCCACTTTCCGGCAGGTACCGACTGTGGCAATAATCCAATAAAATCCACATTCCTAAAGAATTTGGTTTCAATGTGATTCACAATTTCCGAGTCGGATATTTTACCATTGGATGGTTCGTCTGCATTCGCCCATGCAGTTATACTGCTCGTAGGAACAATCATCATTGGCTTTTTTCCACCATCGCACGTAATTATATATCTGCGAATATACGCATCAATCAGCTGCTCAAACCGTTCAATCTCGGGGTTAGGGTTAGAAACTTTTACGCGATTTATAATTTCCAACATGTCATCATTTGAAAACGTGTCCATATAATGCGAAAGACATGCCAACACAACAGTGTTTTCATCCGCGACCCCTTTACGAATTGCCTGCTTACTAAACTTTGTGACGTATGAAATGAAACTGTCGCCACCAGTTCGTTCCATGTATGATGCCAATAACTGGCTACTTTTATCCGATGTGATCGAATCTAATATAATTTTATATATGCCAAATAACATTGCAATATTGTTATTGCCTTGAGACCCGCGATTAACAGCTGGATCGCTAGAAGCAGCACTAGCACTAGAAGTAGTAGCAGTAGCGGTAGCACTAGACGTAGTAGCCATAGGTTGTGCACCCGTCGGTAGCTGAACTTCAATTGCGTCAACCCCTTCGTCGATCGGCATTGCACGTTCTCTCAATCCAATTTTCGAGTTCGTTATTCCTTCGGGTTGAAACAGATAGTAGTTTCCAATCTGGATGAGTCGCCCTTCTCTCCCGTAATAGTCTGTAAGCGTCTCGTATGGATCGGTAATAAGCGTATTTAGCGCCACCATTATTTGTTCGTCGGTATACGTTCTTATCTGATTTACATGTCGAATCAATTCGTCTTCCGTGTAAAAAAACCGCTCCTTGAATAATGCACGAACCCGGTGAATAACGCGTTCGCTATTCATTTCCAAAAATTTCATGTTGTAGGTATCTATGTCGGTCCCCATATCGCGTATACGACTATCCAAATCCGGCTCGCACGCAAAATCACATTCGTTTTGATAATCGCATGCATCCGTTCGAGGCTTCATTTTTACATCGTATCGTTCGATCACGATTGGGGCTGGGACTCCTCCCTCTGCCCCTGGTTCGCGTGAAAATGTGGTAAGTACTTGGCGAACCGTACTGTTTCCATCTTTGAATTTTGGAACGTTATACCCCTTATTCAAGTTACAGTCAACCGCATGTTTTTTAAGGATGGCATTTACGTTTCCAATTCGTTTTGCTTTACTTTCCGCGTGGTGCAGTAGACTAACATCCAGCGCTTCTACCTCTTCGCCAGTGCCAGAGCTAGCGCCAGCACCAGAACCAACGTCAGTAGCCGAAGCCGGTAAACGCGTTCCATGGATGAAAATACACACGTTTCGATGCTCAAACGGCAAATCAACGTGGCTGCAGTTTCTTACCGCCCGGCCAATAACTTGTTCGATCAAACTCAAATTGTACCACGGGTCAATGACGTGAACTTGTCGTATATTTTTCAAATCAATCCCTTCGGAACCGGCTTTTGTGATAATAATCACCTTTATGATCTCGCCCTTTGTATTGTTTTTAGCCGTCGCAACGGATACTACACTTGTCGGCGTGAGCATCTTGTTACCCGTGATCATAGTATATGTCGGAGCACGTTTACCGGAAGCGGGATTGGGATTCGTTGGGGTTGGATTCATCAATAAATTGTTGCCGCCGAACCGCTTGAACCCATGTTCTTCCAGTGCAAGTGCTACCGGAACTGCACCGCCTTCGATATATTCCGTGTACACTAAAACAATACCGTCGCATTCCAATGCGTGTTTACAAACGCTGGAAATTTTATTACTCCATCTGCCAATTTGGTCTCTAGAAAAAACACGTTGCGCACCGTCTTTATATTTATACTTTATTGCTTCTTGACCAATTGGGACCGCGGTCATAACCTGTTTGAATCCGCTTTGACCAACTAGCGTTTTGGGATCAACCTCGGACTCGCTCATTCCGGCGGGTGGTGGAAACGACATGGTTAAAGATTGAAGCGCGCTTCTAGATTTGAACCCAAACTTGGTAGCTATTTCATCATATCCACTGGGTTTAGGCGCTACTGCCTTCGGCTTCAATCCGGGACTGGCATCCGCATCCTCATCGACGTCTGATTCAGATTCGGATTCGGATTCGGATTCGGAGACACGATCATCATTAGAATCGGAATCAGAATCGGATGCAGCCATTTCAGGTCTAGAATCATCGCGTTGGTCCTTCAATTTGTCAATGCATCGACTGTACACTTTTTGCTGCTCTTCGCCGATTGGTGTCAGATAAATATCCAGAAACCGAATTTGGGTTGCTATGTCCGCAGTTGGATACCGGAGACCATTATAATTCATGGTTGGAAACGGAATCACGCGTCCGCCGCCTTCTTCTGAATCTGAAAAGAATGAGTGATCTGGCGAATGATCCTTGGGGTATATCCGATACGGAAACGTGAATGGATTCTCTCCTTTTACATAAGATATATATCCATATGATGCAGATTTCAGTATTTCCTTTCCGCTAGAGTATGCAGACCTGCTCGGATCATCGTCAGTGACAGTTCTGATCGTTTCATCCGTACCCGTGCCTACAAACACCTTATCGTGCGAAATTTCAGGCCGGTTGTCATTAATACGCATTAAATTGATCAACCATATAATTTCCTTCGGACTGTTGTACATGGGGGTTGCAGTAAGCAGTAACATCCGCATGTTTCGAGTATGTCGCGCTACCAGTGTTAGTAATTTGCCCGTCATTTTTGCATCGTCGCTCTCGTTCTCTCCCGTAGTTCGTAAATTGTGTACTTCATCAATCACGATAAGGGTATCATCAAACCGAGCCCGAATGCGTTGTATTTGTTGTTCACTAATATTTGCAAGTGTGCTCTGGGTGCTTTTTGCCGCTCGGCCAACCAACGTTTCGTCTATGATGAGGCGTAGTTTCTCGTATCCAATGAATGAATACGTCTTCTGAATGAGAGATTTGATTCGGGCAATGATTGATTCTCTCATTATGGACTCTTGATCGCGTGTTATATTGGGCGACACGGGTTTAATTCGAAGCTCTTTGAGTAATTTTTTACCCATGCACGTGTTCATGCTCCATACTCCAGTCTCTCGATTTAGTACGAGTTTAGAAGAATTGTACAACTGCTGTTTGAAATTTAAACGAATGGTTGGCGCTGCAACTACGTAGATGCGCTTGTTTACACCCGTATCCTTCATGTAATCTCTCATTTCTTCCGAAACTGATATTGCTGAGCATGTTTTTCCAGTGCCTAAGCCGTGATAGAGCAGCAAGCTTTTGTATGGAGTCAGTGCAGACAAAAAGTTTCTGGCAAAAAGCTGGTGGGGTGCAAGTTCGAAAACGTCACCTTCCGAACATATGCGATTTGCGTACTCTTCGACTGTGAACTCGTCCATTTTATCGTAGCGAACTTCATGAAACTCCTTCTTATTTGCCATAATTTCATTGAATTTTGGATCACCGGGTTCGGGGTAAAGCCGTACACCGTTCGAATTAACTTGTTGTTGTTCTTGTTCTTGTTCTTGTTCTTGTTCTTCTTCTTGTTTTTGTTCTTCTTCTTGTTCTCGTTGTTCTTGTTCTTGTTCTTGTTCTTGTCCTTCTTGTTGTATTGGCATTTCTGGCATTTCCGATTCAGGTAATGGTAATGGCGACGGTAATTGCTCATTTTCAATTTCATTTTCAATTTCAATATTTTCGTTATAATCGTTATCACGTTGTTCTTCTTGCGGTTTTTGTGGTATTGGGTCGCAATTACCGGTTTGCTTGTTTCTACGCGTTCCATTCGGGCATCGGGGGCGTTTTTGTGCTGGTTCACAAGCACCCGTTTTTTTATTTCTGCGAGTACCGTTTGGGCATCGGGGCTGCCTCTGCCTCTGCATTTGCGTTTGTGGTTGTTGTTGCTGTTGTTGTTGCTTATCATCCTCAGGAACGACTCCTGCAATTGCAGCAAAAGGACCTTCAACAGTATCAACATTAATCGGATCGCATTCGCCGGTGTCTTTATTTTTTCTAGTTCCGTTCGGGCATCTTTTTCGGGATGCATTTATGGGTTCGCAGTCGCCATTTTTATTCCTACGCGTACCATTTTTGCATCGTTCGCGTTTTTTAGCGCCTTCGACTTCGCCTTGGGCTATACCAATACCAGGTTGCATGCCTTCATACTGTTGAAGTGGTTGTTCTGCAAGTGGCGTAACAGGATCTTGCATGTCAAGACGAATGTAGTATTTAACGTAAGCCTCAAATAAAATACTTAATATATAATAATAAGATATTAATTATTAAATTTTAACTTTCAGAATTAGATTTTATCACGCAAAATGTTGTGAGTATGGAATGTAACTTTTGAAGCATTTTTGTTTTTTCAATATTATATGGTCTTATTTTTTTAACACAATCATCATATGATAACCATTTTAGTTTGCTGACTTCGGATCGCTCAAATGTCGATACCGGAACATCAGTTGCATGTATCATTGCAACAAAGTATTTATGTTTGTAACTTTTTAAATTCGAACCTACAAACACTTCTTCAAACGGGACAATGTTTGATAAAACATCCGATTTTTTTATTGCGTAACCGGTTTCTTCAAGATTCTCACGCAACGCGCAATCGATATCACTCTCTTGGTTATTCCGCCGCCCTTTTGGAAACCCCCATTCTGCATGTTTCCAGTGCGTGGATGAAGTTTCTATCAAGTGACGCAACGTGATGATTTTACTCTCTCCATTGCATCCCTTGAAAAATACACCATTCTTAATTTTATTAAATTTTTCTCTCGATTGCGCTTCTTCCCCTGAAAACTGGCCGTTTGTGTAACTTCCCCACATTTCACCCCACAATTGTTTAAAGTCACAATTCAAAAGTCGGGCTTTCTCGTCGATCGTCATTTCATCGATGATGTTCCGAACGTGTATAATGTTCGAAAAGGTGTATTTGCCACGAATAAAGTCGACGAATCCCAGCGTATCCTTTCTGCGTATCATCAAAAATTCATAAGATGGGGTTGCTGTCGTTGCTGTCGTTGTTGTTGTCGATGTAGTATTTTGATTTCGAATTACAATGAGGCCAATGCTGGTGGTAGGAAATTTACAATTATTGTAGGTATGGTTTCCATATTTCCCACAATTGTTACAAAAAAAATGATGACTTTGAGAAAAATAAGACGAGTCTATTTTTTCGATTTTCTCTTTTGAACGATTCATGTATGTATGTATCTATCTATCTATAGCGGTTAACTATAGAAGCAACACGTGTTTATTAGGTTATTTAATTTAATTTAATTTGATGTAAATCTAAAATGTACGTCAAGATAAATAAAATAAAAATAATACAAACATAAAAAACAAATGGAATTTCCAAGAACGCTTGACCCCGAAATATGGGGGCCTTATTTTTGGTTTGTTCTTATGACGATGGCGGTGAAATACCCGGAACATGCAAATGGAGTTACGCGTAAAAAGTATTACGACTTTATACAAAATTTACCCTTGTTTTTACCGGAATATGCAATTGGTAATAGGTTCAGTGTATTACTAGACAAGTACCCGGTAACGCCGTATTTGGATACGCGCGAATCATTTTTACGCTGGGTAGTCTTCATACACAATAAGGTGAACGTTTCCATACACAAGAGCGAACTTACCATGACAGAGGCGCTTAATGCGTACTATTCGCACTACGCCCCTAAACAAATTGTAATTATGGACGAGATAAAGTATAGGCAAAAGTTGATTTATTTCGGAATGCTGGTTGCTGGAATATATGGAGCATACACTTTACACAATAAATAAAATAATAAATAATAGTTTATTATTATAAGCAACCCATTGAACAAATGAAGACGGAATACATTATTTTTATCATTACTGCCTTTCTCATAGCAAACACGTATTATGATGGCAAATTTTTAAAAACATTGCAGTCGTCTCAAAAATACGTTAAAATGGCCACATTTGCATTCATTGGCTTATCCATTTACCTGTTTGCAAAAAAAAACCCCGACCAGTCGCGATCGATGTTTATGCACGCCAACGACATTATAAAGTATATGCCAGTTAGCAAAGATACAGCCGACGTATTAAGTCCATTTTTAGATTTTACAAATAAAACCATGTTATTCCAAGGTCAAGGCCAAGGTCAAATCCAAGGCCACGGTCAAGGTGGCGGTGGCGTTTCAGGATCCACACTTAATCAAAAACAAAATAAAGTATTAACGTCTGGTAAAACCTCCACGAAACGGTGTGTTAGCGAAACAAAGAAGAAATTTGTAGCCGCGCAGCAGGGGTGGAAATGCGGACATTGTAAACGCCAACTTCCGGCATGGTATGAAGTAGATCACATTACAAGGCTGGAACACGGCGGTACAAACCATATTGATAATCTGGTTGCGCTATGCAGAGACTGTCACGGTAAAAAAACTGCAATTGAAAATTTATGATTTTATTAAGCTTTAGCGGATACCGGATACCGGATTCATAAACACGATATATCCATTAAGGTAGGTCGCAAATGATACCCATACTAGATAAGGGACGAGTAAATACGCCGCGAGACGGCTGACCGGATAAAACGCGCGGATATTTAGGGCGATAAATGCAAGCATTCCCAAAATAACCACAAAACTCAAATCGGGGCGTTGGAGACGAAAGAATATCAGGGACCATGAAAGGTTTAGAATCCATGCCGCGCAGTAATAAAAGAACCCGTCCGAACGTAATGCGTTGCGAATGCTCGATGCAGTGGAAAGGAATACTCCAGCCGATGCAATGATGAGTGCATATAGAATCGTCCACGCAATTGGGAATACCCAACTAGGAGGAGTGAGGGGGGACTGGTTGAGAGATTTATACCAGTTCGAGTTCGCGTTCGATGCCATTTAGATATTTTATTAATTATATTATATGTATATGTAATAATAATAAATAATTTTTATTTTTATTTAAAATTGACTTGTAAAATATAAATAAATATAGATATATAATTAAACAAAGAGTGCGTGACAACGATACTATATCATAATGAAACGAGTTACGATTGACTACGACAACCTCCAGACCCAGTCGAACGAAGACCAGCCATTAAAGTTAAACCCAAAACGTTACGAAGAAGGCGACGATGATGATGAGGATGAAGTAGCTGACGAAAGCGATGAGGATGTTGCTATGAAGAGCGCTAGCGCTGCCGGTATATACAAATCCAAACCCAAGTCTTCAAGCGACCTAAAAGGTCAAAGAACCGGAACTGGAATTGAAGAAGATGAAGACGTTAATGAGGATGACAGTGAGAATGACGACGATGACGACGACGATTACGAAGAAAGTGGGGATGATGATGACAATGCGAGCAATTACTCGTATGAAAACGATGAAGCCGACGAGGCCGATACGGGTAAGGATAAAGAAGGTGACGGCGACGGCGAAGGCGAAGGCAATGACGATGAAGAAGATGAAGCGGATAGTACAGGTGAGATTCAAGATGATGAGAACGAAGAATATGACAGTGAAACCGGAGAAGACGATCGGTATCGGAAAATAAATCAAGAATTCCGAAAAAACTATATCGCCGAGACCCACCCTGAAGCTAAGAGTCATACGGATGATGAAATTCATGCTCTTGCGAAAGTTGTTCGAGACAAAACCGGCACGATTGTCGATCCATTGCACCGAACGATTCCGGTTCTCACAAAGTATGAAAAGACCCGTATTTTGGGAATACGCACGAAACAATTGAATAATGGGGCAGAACCGTACATTACCTCCAAAGTGAACATCACGTCTGAAAAGGTAATTGACGGATACCCCATCGCACTTCGCGAACTTGAAGAAAAAAAACTTCCCTTCATCATTCGCAGACCACTGCCTGGCGGAGGAATGGAATACTGGTATTTGCAAGATTTAGAGATACTGTAAATACAAGGGGGCAGATCCCCCCCCCTCGTAAAGGAGGGGTGCGGGGAACCTTGGGTTCCCTGTTACCTACCTGACCAGACCTTAATCAGTGGAAGTTGTATACTACTACTCGTTTTCTCTTCTTCACATGCGGCAATAATTTCATCTTTTATCTCATGAAACCGTAAACCCCATTTACAATAATCATGTATACGTCCTAAATAAGAATGCATTTTATAATACGAGTTTTCTTGTGATTTATTCTTAGACGCATCTTCTTGAATGGCGGCATGAATCATTGTGCATGCGATAAGTCTCTCAAACGACATTCGATTTCGACGAGTGGTTATTTCGTGCAGCAGACCCGACAACATGTATGTCTCGAACATTTTTACTGTAAATGTATAAGAAACGAACGCCATAGACCCAAAACATCCGCTCCACTTTGATCGATCATAGTACACCGTCTCAAGAATATCATTTCCATTCTTTAACGCCGAGATGAGTTTAACTTCATCGGTGACGTCGTCATACAAGTATTCAAAGTGCCATAAAAACAAAAACCCATGTTTATCAAGTATATCAAACACCACATCGAGATTACTAAGCGGTTGGGTAAAAAATACCGAGTCGTGTATGATGAGCGCGTTTTCGAACCATCCATTTTGCGACAAGGAAAAATAGTAATAGGGCAAAAACTCGCCTTGTTTTTTGTAAATACTGTAAATTACGCGACAATTGTATAATTCAGCCTCTTCTTTTTTTAAAGCATCTGTTAAAAATGTTGAATTGCTATTGTCGTCAATAATCACAATCGGGACCTCTGGATGATTTACACGAATTGCCCGAACACAATATCGCCAGTACATTGAATTCTCATCATCCGTTATATGACGAATAATGATAATTCCGATTTTTTCGGTCGTTGTATCCATTGTATCTTATCAATATATCAATATATCTCATATCCATCCAACCGAAACTTCATTTAAATAATTATTTGTAAATTTATAAATTTATAAGTAAATTAATTATTTTACATAAGAATTAAACTTTGATCCACGGCTGTGATGGGCGGTCCTTGATATAGGCGTATAATTCTTGCCATTGAGGGTTCTTCAAAAAGTATTCTTTTTTATTAAAAGGTTTGCCGCACGAGGACCCAAACCGAAATAAAAACGATAGTTGAGATGCAATGGTTGCATCAACAACTGCTGCATCTACTGTTCCAACTGGTATAAACGGCGCTAATTCAGGATCAGCTGAATTTTCACAGTCGTCCAACTCGCAGTGTTTGCATATGCTTCGAGCAGACGCGTTTACTTTTTTAAGATACGAGTCATAGTGATCCGCCAGTATTTTAGAACCAATTACCACATTCAGTTGTCCGCGATAAGTTGCGATAAGGTTTGTTAACCGAACGTGTCGAGCCCAGTTAGATGTTCGAATATCGCCATGAAGTCGAGCTGCATCGTCACTGCATTCCAAGTTACGAATTCGGGCATCATACGCCGCATTTGTTCCGATAAATATGCCGTCCTTGGTGCGTTGTAGATTGTGATACTTCAAGCCAAGTTCTAGAGACACAATCTCTTTGGTTTTTATGCTGCCGAATAACCAGGTGCACGCATAGTCGCCGGAATTATTGGCTAATAGTGTTTCAATATAGTCGTCTAGCGTATCGCCATACTGCATACACTTGCGTATTCTGCAAAATATAGGGTCGCGAAGCTCATATGCCTTGAAATGTTTGATAGTTGTTTCCGTGCCAATAATTCCCGCGCTCGTAACAAAAATATCGGTGCCGCTAAAAATGTATCCTGGTGCAGTTTGCATTGTAAACGCATATCCCGTTTTGGGCCTTACTTCCGCAACAACATTGAAATATTGTGTCTCAATGTAGCGTCCGTTTGTATTATGAGCGCATACGATATTCCCATCCTTCGTATACGATCCCGTTGCAATGAACGCCGTGCATCTCTCGTTTGGCTCGATCGTGTAATTACTTTTCTTTGATGATGATGATGATGATGAGGTTGATGATGATGATAGAAAATTACGATACCGCTGTTGAATGCGCGGAGACGACGTTTGTAAAACGGCTGATAGATTCATATAGAGTGATTCGAGACTGAGAGAACTGTTTATAAAAAGGATGTGTTGAACCGGGGTTCCAGAGCCGTGCGCGATTCCTTTCATCTCTCGATATATTTCAGGGTACCGCCGCTTGACAACGGGTAAAAAAAAGTCGCATGCAAGTTTCACAAAGAATGAAAGCGGTCGTCCGTAGAGGTACGGTATATGGAATCGATACATGGACATCATTTCACTGATCTCATTTTTTAAAAGACGTCCATGGGCATATCCGATTTCGTACGCCGTTCCTATGAGTTTTAGTTTTATTACTCCACTCTCATCGCGTCTCGAAGATCCATTGATGGGTGTGGGTGGTTGAAGCGGTTTTTTTGTTTTTGTTTGTTGTCTTGTTCTACTTCTGGTTCTAGTTTTACTTTTATTCCTGGTTTGAATTTTATTGTATGTTTTGTATTTTATACTGCTCATATTATTCGCACATATATTATAGATATATAAAAGTTGTTACTTAAGAACTTTAGAATTAAAAATTAAACTTAAAATTAAAAACACTTGAAACGAATTAAAGTAAAACTAATTAGTCTAGTAAGTCTATATTTATTTATATTTATAATGGCGACAAATGCGATAGTAGAGCCGTCTTATAAGGTGCTATGTTCAAAAGATGGAGTTATACTGAAATATAAAAGGTTTACTCCGGATGACGCAGCATTAAATCCGCATCTCAAAAATACGTTTTTGATTGATTTTGAAGTTTGCAACTCGTCCGTAAATATGGAACGTTTTTGCAATTATAACATTTTTCGACTCATTTATGAAGTGAATCGAAATGATGCAATTGAGACGTTGATCTTGGACGAGTTCAAAGAACCTGAAATTGGGTCAGCTGATATGACGCTCGTATTCAAACGGAAGGGAGAAGATTTTGGAATGAAACAAAAATACATGTCGTTGAATATCAAACTCACCGAATCTGGAAGCAATTACGTATTTGAATGTGAAACGACTTATAAAAACAAAACCGGACTTGAGCTTGGAGATATCATCGGAAAGGATTCTGAGCAAATTCAAGATGCAACTGCCGTTTTCTGCATTTCACTACTTTCCTCTGAAAAAATGAGAGTTCAGTTTATGTTAAGTGTACCCGTTCCAAAGATAGAACAGCCTTCATATATTGAACATAATTTAGGAATGATTATGAAAAAGGTTTTGTCACGAACAAAACTATTTATAGAGAATATGAAATAGATGTAAAGATAAAGATGTAATTAAATAAATATTATTAGTTAATTAGATAAAATCATATAATATTTATCTGTTTATTATTTAAAAAATTTAAAAATACAAAATTGTAATGAGCTGGATAACAAGTACCAAAAATGTTTTATCCGGTATACATTTCGTTGGATATACTGCAGGAGTCATATCGTTCGAGTACACGAAATACGGTTTAACAAATTTTGCGAATAGTGCGATGAGATTATTTGGACAGAACTCGACATCAACGTCAAGACCGTATGTAAATATGGTAAAAAGTATTGCAGCTCGCTTGTCTAAAAAAAATATTTATTATACCAAAATGTTCCAAGCGCTCGCATACAGTTCCGAAATTTATGACGACGAATTGGCATCTTTTTTTATTCAGTATACAGATGCAGTCCACTACGAAGACTCCGAATATAACAATGATTACTTAAACCAAGTGGTCGAATTTGCCGGTAAAAAGGGCTACGACCTTAAAATTAGCAGTAAGGTCCAGAATGGTAAATATATTCCTGATAAAACCGGGTCAGTGTCTCTTATTTTTTATGGCACGCTAACGAACCGTAATGATAGCAACTCGACGTCAATGCCCATTGTTATAAAGTACTTGCGTGCAAACATGTTGGAACGTGTTAAATCAGCAATAAATGACGTAAGTTATATGATTGCAATATTAAACTTACTTCCTCAGGTAAAACATTTGTATTTAGACGATATTCTTAGTGAACAAAAAAAAATGATGTTGAGTCAAGTTAACTTCCATACCGAAGTTGAAAACATATCAAAAATGTACGACAATTTCCAGAAAACGAATACGACTATTATTAAAATTCCGGTTGTTTTTAAAGAGTTTACTGATGAATTCGACAACATTATTGTGATGGAACGAATCGTCGGTAGAAAATTGGAAGAACTCCCGATGAATGATGTAAAGGATCAATACTGTATGATTCTAGCAAAAGGGTTGATAAAGACCGTTTTTTTAGACGGATTTTATCACTGCGATCTGCATCCTGGAAACGTTTTATTTATAGAAAATGAAGATGGCCTCTTTCCCCGACTTCAAGTTGCTATATTGGATTTTGGAATTATGAGCAATATAAATACTCGCGATCAAGAACTATCGTTTAACATGTTCAGAAATGTGTTAGCTAGAAACTCCAAGGATATTGCTAAAAATTTTGTTGACGGGTTCATTGAACCCTGTGACAACCGGATAAGCCAACCAGCTTATGACCATGCCGACATATGTAAAACATTAGAGGTTTTGATTTCAGACATTCTGAAAGATAAAACACTTACGTGTTTCACTGCGAAGGATTTATGCGCAATGAATTATGCGATTCTAAAATACAATATGAAAGTTTCAAAATCATTGACCAACTTTGAAATAAGTTTGTCAGTGTGTGATAATTTATGTAAAAAAATTGCGTTCAATCGACCGTACATGGACCACTTGAAGTCTATTGTGGATGACATGTTTGACTGATCTAAATACAATACATTTAATTTTTATTGTTTTATTCATCGAGGATTCCTTCGCGTTTGGTGACCCCGTACGATGCGTTGTATTGTGGTCGCCGCCCTTGAACGTGAATGCGTGTGTATTGGTAAGATTCGAATTTCGTACACGGTGGATGCATCTTGGCCCTCCTGGCAATGCGCCGCTGAAACTGCCCGCACACCCGCCGACCCGGGGCCAAACAAGAAATTATGCGATGCCATGCTTAGCATGTGGGGGCGGTGCGCATCCACAAGTTCATATGCTTGCGACTGTTGTGGTTGCTGTGAAACAACGATATGCCATAAGTCAGAAAAAGATACCAGGCCTTGGAATTGGCTGAAAGAGCCGAGGGATAAATACGGGACACCTTTCTCAGCACTTTGTGTAATCCCACTAATTCCATCTTCATGGAATTTGCATATCCGGTTACACTCGTACTTGATAGAGTCAGCATTATTCATTAAAGTAAACAATTCATCTTTTGTTATCACGCAAAAAGAATCACTTATTTTAAAAGCCAAAGTGTTTGGATCTCCGTTCAAAGCATCTAAAACATTTTTCTCGTCCATATCAAGCCAATCCACGTATGTAGAACGTTGATCTAGTATATTGCCACTTGTTGGAAAATTTGGTATCGGGTTAGTTATATAATGTGGATTGCCTCGCAATGTGCCAGTTTGGGATACAACCTGTCCAGTGAGAACAGGTGCAGCCGGAGCTGGAGCAATAGCCGGTGGAGGCGGAAGAGGAGGGGCAGCAGCAGCAGCAGCAGCAGGTGGAAGAGGAGGCGGACTGCCAAGTTGGCCTCTGGCCCAGGAACTCCGAAACTCTAATCGAGACCGCAGATCCCCCCGCGCAGGACCAGAAGGAGCAGCAGCAGGAGGAGCAGGAGCAACGGCAGCGGGAGCAGCATCAAGGTTACCTGGTCTAACAACCGTATTGTCATATGTCAACCGCACCATTGGTGTTCCGGGGTGTTTTCTTCGACAATGACCGTATATATTTGTAATCTCTGTGTATGTTTTATCGCAAAATGGGCATTTGAATCTTTCTCGGCCATTAGCTGCGACGATTTGGTCCCTCGCAATCAAGCGGGCAGCCCATGATCTTGGGACTACCGCAGATGCACCTCTGACAACCGTGCTGGCATGTGTCAAACTTGGCATTCTGACAACCGTGCTGGCATGTGTCAATCTTGGCATTGGTTGATCGGGGTGTTTGTTTTTACAATGAATGTATATATTCGACATTGCTGAAAATGTTTTATCGCAAAATGGACACTTGAACCTTTCATCAGCAGCAGCTCCGGCTCCACCCCGTTTTTTTAACGTTCGTTTTTTTTTATAATATTTTTTGTTATACGTTTTCATTTTCATTGGTTATTTGGTTCTAACTTATGAAGATAAAATAAAATAAAAAGGGTTTTTTTATTTTATTCTAAATGCTAAATATGCTAAATACTAAGTGTGTTATTATACAAACGGAGAAAATGTAAGTTCTTCCAATGTCCAGCTCTTTTTTTTCTCACCGCGATAGGGTCTAGCCCACCCACCTTTAATCAAAATTTCCGAAACGTTTTCGCCCGTTGGTAGAAACAAATCCCCCAAAACTCTACCTCCATATTTGTCCCAGTCATGAATGCGAACTTTGGCGATGTTGGTCGGAAACAACGACTTCACATATTCTCTCACCTTTACTGCCGCCAAATGCTCTTCGGGAAGCCGGCCTTCGCCATGTTTCACTTCGGGAGTATCGATTCCAAGAATTCGCAACGAAAACCGAACAGGGGTTTCTGAAAGCAGCACGATGATCTTTACGGTATCACCATCGTAAACTTCCTCAATTCGAGCCAGACTAAACTGATTTTGAAGGGGAACCTTTGGAACCGTCTTGATGTCGATAGCCTGTAGGCGTTGTTCAAGTGTTAGTTGTTGTGATTGTTGCGAATTTTCATCGGAACATTTGCCGGGTAAGCATGCTCCCATTTTGGTATTGATTTGTTCTTCTGTGGAGTCCATGATATCTATATTGTATATAATATGAAAAGTAAATCAATTTAATTTACTTTATTTTATTTTATTTTATGAAAATCAATATAAAAGAAAATAATTATGTATCGTATAAACCAGTAAAAAGTATTTTTTTGAGGTTGAAAGGTTCATTGCGCATACATACGAAACTACGAAAATGAAACACAACGGCGAAACGGATACGCCGTCAAATTTTCACGCGCTTTCCGGATCGTGGACGCTTTGGTCGCATTTACCCCATGACACAGACTGGAGTTTGAACAGTTATACTAAAATCTGCCAGTTCAACACGGTAGAAGAGGCAGTTGCAGTTACAGAAATGCTTCCGCCCAAGTTGATTGTAAACTGTATGCTTTTTTTGATGCGTACTGGAATATCACCTATATGGGAAGACGTTAGAAACCGTAACGGTGGTTGTTTTTCATACAAGGTCGCAAATGCCGACGTTCCATTTAGTTGGAAACAGTTGACATATTCGATCGTCGGAGAAACGATATCCAATACGCAAGCAATTCTACCTCACGTAAATGGCATAACCATTTCCCCCAAAAAAAACTTTTGTATTGTTAAAATCTGGCTCGGAAACTGCGACTTTCAAAGTGCGGCCGTAATCCGAGAACTTGTCGGAATTACGCCTCACGGCTGTTTGTTCAAACGCCATGTTCCGGAGTATTAGAATAATCAAAAATAAATAATAAATAATAAAAAGTGTTAGTTTGACACATCTTACCTTCTATGTATGAGAACATTTAGAAGAATCTGGCCGATGCCGATGCCGCATGCAGGCGCAACACAAAGAGCGCTTGGGCGACACTTCTGAACGCATTACCTCTAAATTTGAATAACTCCTTATTCAAATTATTTTTGACGTCAAACATCTGGCGACGCATTTCTTCAATTGATAATCCGGGATATCCATAGTCCTGAAGAAGTGCGACCGCTTGTTGTCCACTCTCGTCAAGCATCGCCCAATCTAGCTTACCGCCGGGCATATATCTTTTTTGTGCAGACACAATCGCATGACTGGAAAGAATCAGTTCCCATTCGTCGTCAAACATGCGTTGAATTTCTGCGTCGTGTGCTTCTTGGGTAGTTGGAAAACAACAGATCCGTTGCTCCTCCTTGACATCGTCCTCAAAATGGACGCGACGTGGCGATTTTCTTTCATGGACTTCGGCATTCTTCTCCTTGGACATGAGTTCAGTGATAAGTTGCTGTTGCTCTTCTAGTTTCTCTTCGACCCTGCGACACATCGCTGCATTCTCTTTGAACACGTTTTCAGTTACGAGTTGATGTTGCTTCATTGACTGATTCATTGCTTGAAGGTCGACCTGAAGCAACCGTATCTCGTTTGTGAGTTTCGCATTTTCTCCGTACAGCGTTATAATTTCATTGTCTTTGTTCTCAGCCCATATACGAGCGTCTTGTTTCTGTTCATCCTTTGTCTTTCCATGTGCTGCTCCCATAGTTTCGTTCGTTAAAATGTTTTGGTCACTGCATTGATGATATTTTAAACTGAAATAACATTTCAATTTTTTTCACTTTATATAGTAAAAGTAATTGAATTCATTATGAAGACTAAATTAATTTTGTTAACAGTTGCGGTAAGTATTATATTTTACATTATCAGATTCCACTTTTTCCACTTTAGTGCACCTGGTAAAGTGACAATGAATGTCGTTTCAAATAGTGAACAAAACCTTAGACACAATTATGAAAAGTATGGCATAGTAGGCCTAATCGGAATGATCGGTATTATTCTCTTTATTTTAATCAACATGTTTGAAAGACCATTTTATTGGGTAAATAGATTTTCAAAAACATATTAAAACATATTAAATGTATTTTTATTTTATTTCACAAAGTAAAATATAAATACATTTAATACATTTAATTTACTTACATGGACACTTACAAAGCACTCGTTGAAACATCATTTCAAAACGCTGAAAAAAATATTTCAAAAATTACAAATGACATTATTACTATGGAAGGCATGAGTGGAACCAAAACAAGACACTTTTATAATAATTTACTAAACACGGAAGACGCAAGATACTTGGAAATCGGAACTTGGAAGGGTAGTTCCGTATGTTCGGCTATGTGCGGAAATAAAGCCAAGGTGGTCTGTATAGACAATTGGAGTGAATTTGGAGGTCCTAAATCGGAATTTTTAGTTAATTTCAAAAAATTCAAAGGAGAAAATGAAGCAATATTTATTGAGAGGGATTGCTATAAAGTAGACGTTTCTACATTGCCCAAATTTAATATTTACATGTATGATGGAAATCATACAAACGAAAGTCATTATAAGGCGTTATTACATTATTATAGCTGTTTAGATGACATATTTATTTTTATTGTAGACGATTGGAACTGGAAAGATGTGAGAGATGGAACAATCAATTCTATTCGAAAGCTTAACCTAAAAGTATTGTATGAAAAGGAAATTAGATTGACTTGGGATAATTCTGTTACTCCTGAACCCGAGCTATCTAAAACTTGGTGGAATGGAATATATGTTGCTATTTTACAAAAATAACTCACGCAGCAATAAAAACATTTGAAAACAAAATACGTTTTTAAATATTTTTTTAATAAACCACTTGGTGGAGTGAACCGCCGTTTAGTTGGAGTAAGCCAGACCACCCATACCGCTCATGATACGAAGAACGTTGTAGTTGGTGGCAAACACGCGAACCTTGGCAGTGCTGGTGCCCTCGACGGTAGCATTGGACAACACCAGCTGGAGAGTAGCATTGTCAATACGAGAGAAGTTGCAAGAGCCGGATGGCTGGTGCTCTTCGGGGCGAAGGGCGAACGAGTACAGGTTGATACCGGTGTCTGGGGTGCGAGTGTGGTGCTGCCAAGGCTGAACGAGGTCAAAGTAGGTGCCTTCACGCTCAGAGAAGCGATCCTGGCCGTTGAGCTGGAGCTTGGCGGTAACAACTGGGTTCTCGCCCCAGCAGTGCATGTCAAGAGCAGTCTCGGCGAGCACGAAAGTGCCAGCGTCAGAAAGAGCAGACTCCTGGCCGCCGTCGAGGCCACCAGCGTAACCGGTAGCACCGACCTTCCAAGGGGTGTTGCCAGCGGTAGTGACATCCACTGCACCGGCAGCCTCGAAGAGACCGTTGGCATCGATGAAGCCGGCGGTGCCACTGACAGATGCAGGGCCTCCGAAAGCGTGAATGGCGTTGGGAAGAGCGTCGAGGGCATCAGTGTAGTTGAATGGCTGGGCACCAAGAAGCTTGAACAAGATGTTGGAAGCATCAAGAGACGAGCAGTAGTCGACATTGGCATCACGCTGGACAACCCAGATAAGCTCCTTAACCGGGTGGTTGAAGTTGAGCTTGATCTTGTTGGAAGAAGAACCAACGGACTCATCACCAGTGAACTGGAGCTGTTCGATGAGGTACTCATGGGGGTTCTGGGCCATGCGCCTGCGCTCATCGGTGTCGAGGAACACGTAGTCGACATAGAGAGAAGCGGCAACCAGAGACTGGTTGTAGGCAGCGTTGAGCTTCTGGTTTCCACCAGTGGCGACAATGGAACCGACAGCCCACAAGCACTCGTCGATGGGACGAATGTCGAGGTTGATCTTGACTTCGTGGTACTGAAGAGCGATCAATGGCAGGGCAAGACCGGGGTTACGGCAGAACCAGAACTGGAATGGGATATACAGAGTAGTCTCGGGGAGAGCGTTACGAGGAGCGCAAACCTGGCGAGGAGCGTTAGAGTCGCAAGGGCCGTCAACATCAGCAAAAGCGGGGTCAGTGATGTAAGTCAACTGGGTGGTATTGCCGATCATCTTGTAATAACCGCGCTGCTGCTCGGTGGACATGGTGAGCTGGCACCAGATGTGCATCCAGTCACCGTACTGGCGGTCAATGCGCTGACCACCGATCTCAACCTCAACCTGAGAAATCAGCTGCTCACCGGGGAAATCAAGCCAGCGGGCATAAACGCCAGCAGCAGTGCCCTTAAGACCCTGGCCGATTTCGGGAAGGGTCACCTGAAGGTAAGTGCGGTAAGCCAAGTCACCATTGCGGCTGATAGTGCAGGTAACGCGCCTGCCAAAGTCAGCCTGGCCGTTGAAAGTCTGTTCGATAGACTCCATGGCAAAGTTGGTGTGCCTCTTGTAAGAGACCTTCCAGAAGGTAATCTGAGGATTACCGGTAAGATAAACGTCTTGTGCGCCATAGGCGACGAGTTGCATTAAGCCACCTCCCATTGTAGTAGATTGTTAAGTTGAAGTTTTGTAGTTTATAGTATGCCTAAAGAAAAAAATTTTTAGAAAAAACGAATAATTGTTTTTGATTTTTCTTTTTTTTCTTTTTCGAAATTTCGTTTTTGATTTTTGATTTTTGGTTGGCTGGTTTGTTTCTCTTCGCCATTGTTTTACCTAAAGTTTGCTAAAACTAAAAAATGTAAAATGTACGGACCGAGCGATTAAAATCCGGGTGCCGATATAAATACGGGTGTGTCGGATGCCGCCGTTCCTTCACTGCCCCCCGATTTGCCCTTGATTGCGGTTTGATTAAATTGTTTCAGCGTATATAGTCCTATTATTGCAGAAGCATAAACGGAGAGAACGTTTTGAACAATTACCTTCAATGGCGCGGTTTCTCCTGAGACAAATCTCATATCAATAAACCGAATAATAAAGTACACAATTGCTATTGCTGCTCCTTCAATGAACATTTCTTGTCTCTATATAGGTATTAAGTATGGGTATGTATGTATGTATAGGTATGTATGGTATGTATATACGTATTACGTGTATAAAAAACATTTTATTTTTACGCAAATTACTCTACAACATTCACATTCCAAACTGCGTAAAATCCGCAAGTACCGGTCGCGGTACCGACATGGATCCGTTTGAACTCACTGAATAATTTGGAACCTTCTTACATTCAAAAGAAGGCTCAGGACATCTTGCGCATGCGGGGCAAGGCGGGCATTTCTTATTCTTAGATCCTCCCATACCTCTAAATGCTGCACCCAGTCCATTACTAAGTCCGCTCGAACCATCTTGTTCTAATTCCAAATTCGAGTCTTCGCCGTCAGCTTCGTCATCATCACCATTGGTTTCGCCAGATTCTTGGTTGCGATTACTAAACCCCGGGTTCGTTGGACAACTTGGCGGCACAACTTGCGACTTCAAAACGTATAAATGTTCTTGCCCGGATGGAATTTGGTCCTTTGAAATTCCTTTTGACGAATCCGTTTTATTCGATAACTTCTCGCGCAATGGCGCATATGGCTCAAATAATTCTTTATTATTTGATGGCAGAATCGTATCGAACAGTGAAGTAAACGGGTCTACGTTATCGCTACCATCATCTTCATGGGGCGGAATCGGGTCGCTTTGACCATTATCATGGTTGCTTAAACTTGGGTCAGTCATAGGCACTTGTGGTGGTGGTGGTGGTGGTACTAGATCACCGCCGGTATGCTGATTTGTTGTTTCACTTTTATTCTGGTTTCCTTCCTTATGTTTATCACCTATATCGATAAACCTTCCTAAAAAAGATCCTAAGAGTAAAGACAACAGCAGAATTCCAAACAAATGTACACTATTTAATTTCATTTCTTCGGTAAAAAACAGTTATTTATTTAATTTATTTAATAGTATACTAGATATTATTTTATGGACAAAATTGATTTATTTTTAAAATTAGATAGTGATAGATAGATAGATAGATAGATAGATAGATATAGATAGAGATATTATTATAAAATGAACGACCCAGGAAACGATGCAGCCTTTCCAAGTATATGCATTCCATTCTCGAAAATAAGATACGGTCCCGCGAATGACAAACTGGTCACTGAAGCATTTGTCAAAAAATGTTTTGGGCGATACGGCACTATTGCTCACGTTGTCATAAAGTCTCACGTCACTGACATCTGTCATTTGACATCTGCGCCCGAAAATGCACTCGCGAACAAATTTGCGGAGTATTATTATAGCATCGTAATTCATTTTGACAGCTGGGATCTTGAAAACAAGGAAGCCAAATACGTCAGGTCGGTGTTGATGTCTCCGAACGAGTTTTCCAACTTGAAACTTGTATACGATGGTCCGCTGTACTGGAAGTTCTTCGCGTTCAGACCGAAACGTCCTGCGTATTAAGAATAAATAGTCTGGAATGAGTTGAGTTCATTGGAGATGCTCGTCATATCTGCGAATCGGGTTCACATAGTTGGCAATCCGTTCGACGAATGCGAATTGTATACTGGATGAAAATTCTTGCTGTACGAACCGGTCAACAAAATCTTGAATTGTGGAATACGTAACCACCTTATTTTTCAATGAATTAAGGTAATAAACAGCTGGATCGTCCCCGTTTTTTATAACCGCGGTCCAGTGCCCACCGCGTGGCGAACCGTTCTCATTGACCAGCATTTTCCATTCAGAAGCGGCACCAAGTGATAACAATGTAGCAGAGACGGTGTCTTTGTCATTTGATGGATTTTCCATGGAATGGTTTACGAGTGAAAGCGCCGCCATCAACAATGAAATGCTATGATTTTCGTATGACGCGCATTCAAACTCGTCGCGAATCGGACTCGAGTGGCTTTTCTGTAGCTTTTTGTTCATTGTCAAACAAAGCTGATGCAAGTTAATCGAGCCTTTTGGAGGAGGGGCTGTTAAATTAAGCATTGAAGCGCCGTCATCGTGATCAAATGTGAATACCTTTCTTTGCAACAAGTTATTGAGAGCATGCCTGCCACAAGAAGCCATCATGTTTTGGTGCTCGAAATAAAGACCGGATTCGGATTCTTTGCCTTTTTCTTTTTTACCTTCTTTGCCTTCTTGCATCTGACCCTTCTTTTCACTTGCACTTGCACCCACGTTCGGTACCGGATTAAGATCGGATGCATCAAGTTGGATCAATTCGCCTATTACCGAAACATGCTTGTCATTCAATTCAAAGCGATGTCCAATGACTTTTACTCGAACCACCGCGTCCGGCCGAATAGAATTGAAATACTTGTCCGAGTCAGATGCGTGATGTTCTCGAAGAATGTATACGATTACCGGATTTACTACCGACGCGCCGTTGATTCCGGCAAGAATGCCCGCACTAGTTACGGATTTTACTCGGCATACTAGAATCGCGCCCTCGCATGGCAGAAATACCGAGCACGAGTATGCAACATCAAACACCACATTAGGCCCTTGAAGCAATCCGCTGGAGTGCGATAATATTTTACACGTGTTCGGGTGAACAAACCCATCCACCGTGCATTTATTCTCGATCTGGGTAGAAATATAAGTTCGAATCATTTGCGTAATGCTTCCCTTTGCAGCGTGACTGCTCACTTCAGTAAACGGAATCGTTACCTTCTTAGAAGTCAGGCACTCCGAATAACAATTCGAAGCCGACATCTCTGAACCCGAACCCGACTGTTGTTGTTGTAGTTGTGCCATTGCCATCATACTATTATAATACGGTGATATTTTATATCTATTTATGCATGTGTTTTGTTATTAAAACAAGTTCAATTTTAATAATAAATAAAAATAAATAATTAAAATAAATAATTAGTAAATTAGTAAATTAGTAAATTAGTTAAATTAAATGACGGTATTCATAAACTGAATGATCGTCTCTTCCTCCGGTTTGGCATCAAATTCGATCACTTCGGATCCCTTGACTAATTTTATTGTAGGATAACCCTCAATGTTGAACTTTTCTGCCGTCGCGGAATCCGTGTCACAGTCAACGATCCTGAAAATCACACGATGGCCATTGACAAGGGTGTCCTGATGCTTGTTCTTAACTGAATTGAATATGGGAACGGCGCGTTTACAGTGGGGGCACCAGTCCGTTTTAAACAAATAAATTTCCGCAGTTGGCGCACTGCTCATATCCTGCGAACCGTCCTCATTTTGTGTTTTGGACGAGCCCTGCTTAACATTAAGGTTAAAGTCTGAAAACAGCGGGCCGACGTATGTGGTGTATGCCCAGTATGAAACTGCCAAAAATGCAATAGCCACTAAAGCATACATAATATACTTGCTGTTCGAATCCGAAGAAGACCCTGACGCCGAACTTGATGATGGAGCTCCACCCATCATGCTGGTTAAACCTTTTATCGCATCATTAAGCATTTTGTTTGTTATTTATAATAGTTTAGTTGATGGTTATATCTATATACCTATATATTATGTATGCATCAATAATATATAGTATTTAACTTATTATTTATAAAAATTCAATTTTCTAAATTAAATATATTTCATTGCAAATGTATCCCAATTGAAATTATTAGCCCATTTTACACGATTATCAATGTTGCTAAAGTCTTCGCGCTGAACAAAGTACTGGTCTACTGCCAACCAGCATTTTTTACTTTTGTTAAAATATCCCGAATACATGTCATCAATTGCCAACGTTTTTCGTGTTTCCGGCTTAACGACATTAGAGCTGCCACCAGATTTAACCTCGATGGCGGTAGGCGCCCGACCCTGTCGTAAATAATCATTGTAATAGTAATTCAAAACCTCATCGTACATGGATTTCTTAACAACGTAAGCATGGTTACACCATATCATTCCACGTATCCAGTCACCGGTCTGACCTTCAATCGTGTGGGTTAGTATTCCGCCGAAATACAGCATGTCCCACTCCTTAGGAAGCGCGTTTCTGTTAAATTTTGAAAAACTGTCTCGAACAACTACATCGTCTTCCAACACCATGATTGCGTCATAGTTTTTTTCTTTTGCACGGTGAATTGCTCCAATGTGTGCTTCCAAGCACCCGATTACCGGGAGTGGATGCAGCTTGTTTTGCAGAAACGTGAACGTTATTCCCTTTGAAAGCAACTCGTCGCGAACTTGGGTATGTCGGTCGCTTCGTTCTTCGGTGGTAATTACCACCACTTCATTGACCAACCGGTTTAACTCGTTGGCTGCGCATGAAAATTTCAGCGCCTCATCGCTCATTGTCGTATAACCGTATTGGTTGTCGATACAAACTGCGGCATCTGGAATATAATTGAAAAAGTCATTTTTCTTTACAACGTCGAACAAAATCGTTTCAAACAAGTGTACTCCATAATTATTAGGTTTGAAATCGAATTTGCGAGAACCGTCAAATACATCGCGTTCCGTCCAAGCAACCGGGAAAAAATTCTGACAATTCAAAATTTCAATTCCAAATTTCGATTCGTAATACGGGTTATTTTCAATAAGGAGTCGATTCGTGTCTCGGATATGGTATGCCCATACTCCCATACGCAACCCGGTTTTAAAATTATCCAACCATATTTTAAGAAACTCGTTTTGCGGTTTGGCAGCGATGAATGCATTGATAAGGCCAGGACCATCTCCTTCTTTGGACAAGTACAAGCTTTTACCGGTGTTGAACACTTCGCTGAAATTTTTTACAATCAGCAAGTCAAGATCAAGGTACACGCCGCCGTACTTGTATAAAATTTCTAGTCGAACCACATCAGCCTTGTATTGAAAATGCGACAGTTCATATCCGTCGAAATGAGTAGGAACCTCGATATTCTCGATGCGCACGCGAGGGTGGGTTTTTAGTTTGTCCCAGTACGCATTTCCCACGGGTTCAACGCTGTTATAAATAACAACTTTATAATCTAACATATGGAACAGCATGGATCGTACGCAGCGATCGTGAAAGTTGTGAAACTCGGTCTCTCCAAAATACAACAAGTGGATAATTTTGGGGATGGGGTCGGCTTCGTGCGGTTTAGACGAAGAGTACAAATGCGGCAAGTTACAATTGGTAAAGAATTTCAAATCATCTGCTACATTCGGGATGCGCAAAAGCGATTCATAGATTTGAATTGCTTCTTCGGGTTCAATATACGCAAGTGCAAACCCTTTATAAAACATTGCAAGCTGGGTTTCTCTTTCGGACGGAGTGTGAAAATAGTCAATGAATGTTTCCGATGAAGCGGCCAGCATTAGTCGGTCTCGGTTGTTATAAAAATGGGTTTGCGTATTGAAAAGTGTGGTCCGATTCTGATTTTTGAAAAGCGGCTTGTATCGTTTATACTTGGGCTCATTTTTCAAACGGCTGACGTTGTACTTTCCCCATGCAAACCCGCGCCCGTCGTCAGGTCGAAGCTCGATAAACTCTTTTCTACCAATTTGTTGTATGTAGCCGCATTCGCATAATAGGGACCACGCATAATTGGGGGAATGATTCCACCGCTGAATGTGTTTTTTATTGGTTAAAACAATATCGTCGATAATTACAAGGGTGTTCTCATGAGCCAGGGACATGCAGTTGATGGTATCATGCATCGGCACGTCGCCGTAGTGTCCGCCATCGATGAATATGACATCAAACGTATCGGTTGGATTTTCGGTGGCGTAGGTTCGAATGGTATCAAGACTGTTCCCTTTAATTAGCTTGTGTCGGTTTGGAAATGTGGCGTCAACGAACTGTTTGGCGGTGTCCACATAATAATGTTCGCCCAGATCAAAACTCACCATGGTGCAATCGGGTGCGGAAGCGGACATGAGCGTAACACAACTGTGACCCGAGTTGAATCCGATTTCAAGGATGCGTTTGGCCGCATATGGACGAACCGTATCTGCAAAAAATGTCGCCTGCGTTCTATCCTGAGCAGTATATCCTTCATTAATATGAAAATTCGACATATGTTTGTCCAAGTTGTCTAATACTTCTAAAACAGACATGATGGCTAATTAATTATGGTTGGTTGGGTGTTGCGTATGTACTAACGATAATAATATGTAAAAGCATAAACTTTTAAATACTATTAGGATTAACTATCTAAAATCTAAAATCTAAAATCTATATGTTGCGATTTTTACGACTTTTGCGATTTTTGCGACTTCGATTTTTACGACTTTTGTGAGCGCAACTTTTTCCACCACCACTGTTTTTAAGTAAAAGTGGCGATTTTTTTTTGGAGCGGCCTTGCATAGCTGTAGCCATAGAGCGCATGGCATCGCTCCTAGAATCGGTCGGGTTTTGGGAAAGCCGTTTTGCAAGAAATGAGACAAGTGAACTGCGTCCCTGGCGGCCCATCGGTAACGATGGAGTTCTACCCAGCGCCCCAAGTCTTTCACGAAATGTTAATGGAAAAGCCGGGTTCGCTACCATCATACTGGCTCGCGCTCGCATACATTGATCTGGTCTGGTTGCGTGCGAGCATGCGACCAGTGCGGTATCAGTGCGGGCTTCAGGTTGATGTTCATATAAATATTTACGAAGGTCTTTATACCTATCACTTAGATATGTACCTGTACCTATTTCGCCTATTTCGAGATCTTTCAATTTCTTTATAGCAGCAAGCTGGTTATACAATTTTCTTTTGTATCTTTTTCCATAATGTCTATCTGGTATATCATCGTCCGCATCGTTATCAAACTGGAATCCTGCGGCGTGAGCCATACTATAAAAATATAAAAATAAAAGTAAGAACTATAAACTATATTATATAATATTTTTTGCTAAATATTACATCATAAAACATATTCATATTATTCCGAGGAAGAGGACGATGCGACATTCTTTTCCTTTTCACTGTAGTTTGAAATACCAATCCATCCGATAAATATGATAATAATAATCAATCCTTTTTGATCTTCGGTAATATTATTTTTTAATTTAGTTAGTGTTGCTAGTACAGCGCGTACAAACCTTTTGAAGAAATTCAATATATCAAAAATCTGTGCTGTAATTCCCATTTTGTATTTTGTATTTTGTATAGCTTACAATTTTATTTTATAAATATTTACATTTTTCATTTATTTTTTTTTATTGTTTCAGTTTCTGATTTTCTTCTATTAATTCTTTCACCTGGCGTTTCAGTGCTTGTGTTTCACTTACCAGCATCGCCACCATCGAATTGTAATTGACCGACTGTAATTCAGAAGCATCTTTGGTTCCGGATACCAGCTCTGGATGTCCTTCCTGAAGTTCATGAGCAATAAACCCGTGCTCGGATCGATTCGTCAGCGTATTGAAATAACTCACTGGTCGCATATCATCCACTGAAAACCGCGCATTTGCGCTATCGATCGGTTCCACATTTTGTTTAATGCGGTAGTCACTCACCACATTTATGCTGGTAGTCTTAATACCGTTACTGCTTACGTCCAGATTGTAACTGGCATCGGGCGTACTAGTGCCGCATCCAACTGGACCCGCCGTATAATAAATGCTATTATTTGAAGCGCCCTTTTCGAATACACCCATTCCAGTGACTCCAATTCTCAGCGACTTCACGCTGCCCGATATATCGGTTGTAAGTCTCACATTGTTTCCTTCTACGAAATGTGCAGTATCAAGGCCGGATGCAACCAAGTCGGTTTGACCCGCCACCTTCCACGTCTTAAACGTCGACTCGATCGTAAGGCGGACATAGTTATTTGAAGCATCGCCGGTAATACCGTACCCGGTCGCAGTATCCAACTCAACAATACGCACATTATTGTATGAAACGTCACCTCCTATGCGGTTCACAGTTTGAAACCTTAACGTGTTTCCGATACCGGTTGGACCCTGAGGCCCGGTACTGCCCGTTCTACCGTAGTCACCCGTCGGCCCCATTGGGCCCGTCTGACCCGTTGGGCCCGTCTGACCCGTTGGACCCGTCTGACCCGTTGGACCAGTTTCACCTGTTGGACCCGTTTGACCCGTCGGGCCGGTTTGACCTGTAGGTCCAGTTTCACCAGTAGGGCCAGTCTGACCCGTCGGGCCGGTTTGACCTGTAGGTCCAGTTTCACCAGTAGGGCCAGTCTGACCCGTCGGGCCGGTTTGACCTGTCGGGCCAGTCTGACCCGTTGGTCCCGTTAGACCGGTTGGACCTGTTGCACCTGTTTGACCGGTTGGACCCGTTAGACCTGTTGGACCTGTTGCGCCTGTAGGCCCGGTTTGACCCGTTGGACCCGTTAGACCGGTTGGACCTGTTGCGCCTGTAGGCCCGGTTTGACCCGTTGGACCCGTTAGACCGGTTGGACCTGTTGCGCCTGTAGGCCCGGTTT